CTGTGGTTTCACTTGCAGAAGGCCTAGGCTATGTTCCAAGATCTTATTCTTCATCACAAGCAAGTTTAAATTTATCAGTATTAATAACTGCTGGTAATAGACCTGCAACTATAACTTTACCAAGAAATTCAGAGTTTACTACTAGTGTAGATGGCACTAGTTATACATTTCAAACAAGAGAAGTTTTTACTGCTACTGATGATGGCGCAGGCAACTATCAATTTGTAACTAGTGATAATTCTACAGGCATTCCAGTTTTTGAAGGCACAGAAAAAACAAAAACATTTTTTGTTGGCGAATTATCTGATAATCAAGTATATGTAATTCCAGACGTGACAATGGACACTTCGACAATTAGAGTCAGAGTTTTTGATACAGCAAATAGTTCAACATTCGATACTTACACAAATATATTGAAAGCCGTAAGGGTAGAAAGTGATTCTACTTATTATCAAATTAAAGAAGTACCAAACGGTTATTATGAAATAATATTTGGTGACGGCACTTCAACTGGTAAAGCACCAGTTTCTGGTAATAAAATTGTAATAGATTATCTATCTACGCAGGGTACAGTTGCTAACGGCGGAACTAGTTTTAGTGCAGTAGGTACTGTAAGAGTAAATAACGTAGATTATAATATCACTACTGTTACAGAAGCAGGTTCAGCTGGTGGTGCTTATAAAGAAAGTATTGAATCAATCAGAAACAATGCACCTATCGCTTTTACATCTCAAAGAAGATTAGTAACTGCTGAAGATTATAAAGCACAAATCCTTGCTAACTTTAATAATTTTTTAGATGATGTTACATCATTTGGCGGCGAAGATAATGTTCCTAGACAATATGGAAAAGTTTTTGTAGGATTAAAATTTAAAGATGATATAAGTACGGCTGTTCAACAAAGTGTTAAAGATCAAATTTTAACTGACTTATCCAATAATTTATCAATAATGTCAATCGATACAGTGTTCGTAGATCCTGAAACAATAAACTTAGAAATTTTAACTACGTTTAACCTTGATCCCGATTTAACATCATCTACACCACAATCGATACAAGTAAGAGTTCAGAATTTAATAAACAACTTTTTTAACACAAACTTAAAAAGGTTTAATAAAGTTTTTAGAAGATCTAATTTATTAACACTTATTGATTCTTTAGATTCATCAATATTAAATTCGAAAATGTCTGTTAAAATTCAAAATAGTTTTTTACCTACACTTAATCAAAGTTTAGAATATATAATAAATTATCCTGTTAAACTCGCAGATCCTGATGATGTTAATTTTATTGTTACTAGCAGTAAGTTTACTTTTCAGGATACAAGTTGCTTTATTAGAAATTTATTAAAGACTAATCAATTACAAGTGGTATCTGTTGATGGCACGGTAATTGCAAATAATATAGGTGATTATGATACAAATGCAGGTAAAGTAACTTTAAGAGGTTTTAAAGTAAGTGCTTTTGATGGAGACAAAATTAAAATTTCTGTCACTCCAGCAAATCAAAGCACAATTAGACCACTAAGAAATTTTGTTATTGATATTGATACTGATGTTTCAGTATCATCAGCAATATTAGATTTCCAAAATACACAAACAACACTATAATGGCAATAAACTATAAAAGTAATAGAAGACTAAAAAACTTTCAAGTAAGGAAAGTAAGAGAATCTTTACCTGAAATTTTCACGCAAGACTTTTCTAAACTTGTAACTTTTCTTGAAAAATACTATGACTTTTTAGATTCAGCTGGTGGTAGTCACGCCTTTGGTGATCAAACTAAGCAAATATTTTCTAAAAAAGATATTCATGAGATGCCTGCTGATTTACTAAATAATCTGGTGGCTGAGTTAGCTGGTGGTTTGAGCACTGGAGAAAATTTTACTGATAAAAGATTTGCGCTTACTAGACTGGCAGAATTACATAAAAATAGTGGAAGTAAATTTAGTGCACAAGAATTTTTTAGATTGTTCTTTCAAGAAAACGTTGAAATAGAATATCCTAAAAACGATATATTTAAAGTAGGTGAACCTACGAGTACGATTGGTGTAGATTCAATAAAATTTATTCAAAACTACGCAAGGTACCAAATTTTTTCTATATTAATAAAATCATCAATAAGTATTAATACATGGAAAGAATTATATACAAAATTTATTCATCCATCTGGTTTTTATATCGAAGGCGAGGTAAGCGCAGTTGGCCAAACAGGAGGCTTACCTACACAAACTTTATCAATAGAAGATACCAATGTTGCATTTTTGGTACAATCACAAGCTGCTTTAGGAATGGCTCGTGGCTTTACACAACTTACTACGTTAGTTGATTCTGCTGGCACCGGTGGCACAAGTCCATTACGTGTATCTGACATAAATAAACTAGTATCTGATTATCAGAATGTTTCTCTTAGCTTCTTAGATAATAACTATGGAAGCATAAGACAAATTTTATCACCAAACTCATTTACTTTTGATGATACAACACAGGCTGATATATCAAATACTTTTGAAACAATGGATAACGAATTTTTCACAAGGGTAACAAGTGATTCATCTTTCTAGTATAAATAGAACTATCATAAGGATTTAGAATGGCAAAAGCAACAATAAGTACAGGCTCATCAGCAAACGACGGTACCGGAGATACCTTACGTAATGCAGCGACTAAAATTAATGCAAACTTTACTGAATTATACAATCAGTTAGGTGCAGACGGTAGCAACTTAAGCCAAAAGATAAAACTTACTGATTCTGGTGGTACTGGAGTTGTAATGTTTCAAGGCGCTACTTCTGGTGACGATACACAAACAAAGTTAATTGCTACTGATCCTAGTCAAGATAATATACTTAATTTACCTGATGCAACAGACACGCTAGTTGGTAGGGCAACAACAGATACCTTGACAAATAAAACTTTAACTACGCCAACAATAGCATCTATTACAAACGGCGGTACAGTTACAATACCCTCTGGCGCTGACACTTTAGTGGCAAGAACTTCAACTGATACACTAACAAATAAGACACTAACAGCACCTATTATAAATTCACCAAGAATTGGAACTTTAATTAATGATACAAATGGTGCAGAAATAATTAAACTAACTGCAACAAGTAGTGCACAAAACGAGATTACCATAGCAAATGCTGCAGGATCAAATGCTCCTTCAATAACTACGACAGGAGCTGTTACCAATATTAATTTGGATCTTAGCGCAAAAGGTACAGGTTCAGTTAATTTAAGTAAAGCAGCTTTTAGTTCTGTAACTGTCGATACTAATGCTGCATCTATTGTTAATGGTACGTTAATAATAGGTAATAAAAATTCTGGTGGCACATTAACTCTTAGTTTAGCAAATGGTACAACTACTGGAGAATATAAAATTTTTATAAACAAAGGTTCGGAAGCAATGGAGATTACGCCAGTTAGTTTTGCTCAAGGAACTAAATTTACTTTAGCAGCAAACGATGGATGTACATGTGTATGGGGTGGAGCAGGTACAAACTGGTTTTTGGTAGGAAACCAAGGTGAAGTAACGGTAGCATAAAATAAGGATATAACATGCCAGCAATAATAACTAAAAAATTAAAAAGAAAATTTGCTCAACTTGTATTTGATGAGGTTAGACTTGATTCATCAAGATATTATATTGGTATAGGAAAAGCAGAACCTTATGATTCATCCGAAACTGTAACCACACCTCTTGATAGTAGAAGAGAAGATAGAAACATGAGAGCAGGGTTACAGTCAATGAAATCAGCTCAAGATTGTAGTTTTGTGATACCTAGATACAATTGGACATCCGGTAACAAGTATCAAGGATTTGATGATACTTTTGCAACTCAACCAGCATCAAACAGTTATTATGTATTGACTGAAGATAATCAGGTATATGTTTGCCTTAAGCCTTCAAAAGATGCAAATGGTGCAATACAAGTATCAACTGTAAAACCAACTGGTACCGATACAAAAGCATTTAAACTTTCAGATGGTTATGTATGGAAATATCTTTATTCTATGACTGCTGCAAATGCAAACAAATTTTTATCTGCAAATTTTCTACCTACTCAGCTTCAACTTGACTCTATTGGCTTAGGAAGATCGCTTGAACCACTTGAAGTTTTACAAGAAAACGTACAAAACGCAGCTGTTCCTGGTCAAATATTAGGTATAGTAATGACAAATACGGGTTCGGGCTATGTTGATGCTTCTCCACCTACAGTTACTATTCAAGG